AGTTCCAGCGGGTCATCGCGCTCATCTAGCGCCTGTGGATAACCTTTGGCAATCCAGCAAACCTTGCCGGTGCGCTTGTTCCAAATCTCAAACACCTTGGCTTTTTTGTCATAGGTGTTGCGGGCGGTCATTGGATTTTTGGCATCCATGTCCGTGTTGCTGCTGTCTAGGCCCACGTTTTTAAAGACATCGCCAAAACGCTCAATGCCCTCATCTTTGGTCATGTAGACGGCGCGGGACACCCACCAAACTTCGTCCCATGTGCGGGCTGGGCTATGCAAGAAGTCTGTCCAATAAACGTAATCGATGGGACTATGCGCCGCATCAATGCGCTCGGTTGGTTCTTCTTGCGTGTTGTAAACCTGTGCCTTGCCTGGCTCTTCCATCATGGCTTCGCCCATTTCGGGTTGCTCATTGACAATCACCGGCTCATAACGAATCCACGCCGTACCGCGACCAGGCAGCAATCGGTCTTCTACCGCGCCACGCATGGCATGGTCAAAGTCGCCAAATTGGGTTGTTTCATACTCCATGACCCGTTCCAGCATCGTGGATGCCAGCCGACCAACAGGGTCTTGATCCATGTAGCGTCTAGAAACTTCGGGCTTGGCCTGCCTGCCATACAGCGCAGGAAACAATACTTGGATGTTTGACCACAGAATGTTGTAGCGCACACGGGGCATTTCTACCGCATCGCGCTCATCCCGATAGCGTTTAACGATCTTATGACCGCGCTTTTCCCACTTTTCAAAGACCTTTTGGGCGGCCTCTATTTGGTCGTGCCAATACGGGCCAGGGTCATCGCCCTCGTATGCACCCATTTCTTGGTAGGCCATCAGTTACCCGATGCAAAGAAGAATGTTACATCTAGCGTGCCGCCCTCAGTAAAGTAAAGGCTTGATCCGATGTTTGCAGGAAACCGATGGAATCCAATGGCGGGTGTGATTGTGCCCGACACAACCGTACCGCTTGCGCCGCCATCAGTCAGCACCATAGTGCCTGCGGTGGTGCTGTTGACGTAAAAGCCAATCAGTTGGCATGGGCCGGTAGATACCGCCCCTGTTGCCGTCATGTTTTTATACGCACCTACTTCTGCTACTGGCTGGCTCATATTCGTTCTCCACGATGGTGTTGCGTGTCATATTCCCACAACTCATCAAGCGTGATGGTTTGCAGGGTCTTACCCTTGGGCGGCGTTTGATCTCGCGCCTCTTGCCTATAGGCGACTGCCAACATTCTAAAGGCATCCGCTGGGTGTGAACACCAATCATGGCGGGGATTTTGTCGAAATGCCTTTTTGTCCTCGTCGTATTCCCGCTGATATTGGCGCAATGCTTCCAGCCCATCCTCACAGCTTGGGTCGAAATAGCACCGTGGCAGCACCATCCTGACCGCCTGGATGCCGTCTTGAATGCCAATCTCAGGCACGATTGCCAGCTTACTCATGCCGCCTAGGTGCGCCGCAAGTTGTTCAACAATGGATTTGCCGCCTGATGCCAGCGTCTTAGCCCGTGCGTCATGCGGTAGGTAGTGCTTGGTGTACCGGTAGCCCTTGTCGATCACCACTTGGGCTATGTCCTCAATGCCTGCGCCGCTGACGGCGTAATAGTCCATGACCCTGATTTCGCCTCGGATCACTTGATAGAACCAAATGGCGGTATCGTCCCGATAGCCCAAGTCCCAGGCGGTGTATACCGGCGCATCAGGATCAAACGGCAATTCCCTTATCCGGCCTTCGTCCTGCGCCAAACGCATCTCCTGTCCATAGTAGGACCCTAAGATACTTGCATCAAAACTGCACTCGTACTCCTGATCGTACTGATCAATGCTTAATTGTTCCCGTGCCGCTACCAATTCGGATTCGGGCAGGATTTTGCTTACAGATGCCGGTAGCCGCAGCAAAAACCAATCCGGCGTGTTTTGGCTGACTTTGTAAATGTCGTGAAACTGGTTTTTACCCTTGGGTGTACCGCCAAACACTGCCCAACCCAGCCGGTCGGACAACGTAGGCCGGATCACATTACCCCACACGCTAGGCTTAAAATCGCCATATTCGTCAAGGTATACGCCGTTAAAGCCTAGGCCACGCATAGCGTCAGCGTTGTCTGAGCCAAACAACATGATCTTTGCGCCATTAATCAGTTCCACCATCAGGTCGGCTTCGTTTGTGTTTTTGGTGATTGGCGCAGCGTAATGCTTAAGGTAGTCCCATGCCACCCGCTTGGCCTGGCTGCGGAACGGGGCAATGTAAGCATATTGGGCGCTGCGGTTGCCTTCTGTAATTGCCCGTTTAATCACATCGTTGATTGCCGCCACGGTCTTACCGGCCCTTCGGTGGGCTACCAAACATGACCATCGGGTCGTGCGCTCATGGAACGGCATAAATGCGTTCCTGGGGCTATACGGCAGGATTATTTCCCTGCTGCCCATTTGATCACCAAGTCATTGCCGTCAGCGCCGGTGATTTCCTGCTTGACCGTCTCAGCCCAGCGCATTTGCGTTTTTGTCCACCATATCAGCGCCGTTGTGTCCCCACTGGTGGCCTTGCTAAACAGCGTTTTGGCAATCTGCCCGTTGGCTTTGGCCTTGCCTAAGTCCAATTCGGCGCGGTAATACTTACGCAGGGTCTTATCGTCTATGCCCACCAAAATGGCAATTTGTTCGTGAGGCAAGCCCAATCCGCTGGTGCTTTCGACCATCCTGCGGTTTTCATCGGTTGGCTTGTGAGCCTCTTGAGCAATGATTGGCATTTTTTAGAGGGGAACTCGGTTAAGCTGGCTGAACATTCTCGGACAATAACACAGCCGTCTTGCCTGTGAAGTCTTCCCAGCGCTTTACGATCACATCGCAATATTTGGGGTCTAGCTCCATAAGCCTAGCATGGCGGTTTTGCTTTTCGCAGGCAATCATAGTGCTGCCGCTACCACCAAACAAATCCAGCACAATACCGTTAATTGCGCTTCCATCAAGTACCGCTTTTTCAACTAATTCAACAGGCTTCATGGTAGGGTGTAAATCGTTTTTAGCTGTTCGTTTGATTCGCCAAATGTCCATCCCATTTTTACCGCCATAAAATTTATGATTGTTCACCCACCCATAAAACATAGGCTCATACATGCTCATGTAATCACTATTACTAAGTGTGTGATTGCCTTTATCCCAAATTACCAATGAACGGCATTTAAGACCCGTTCGATCCATACTTGCAAAATACTTGTTAATGCCTAAACGGTAAAAGGTTATGTAAAACGCACCGTCAACTTTAGATGTAATTACGCTGTTGATAGCGTCCAAAAAGTTGTTGCCATCCTCTTCCGACATTTTGTCGTTCTTGATACCGCCATGTTTTGAATTAAACGATTTACTACCGTCCGCATGGATGCCACCAGTAAAGTCCATCAAATATGGAGGATCGGTAAAGATCATGTTAGCCGTTTCAGGCATCAATTTATCCACAGCATCGATGCTGGTAGAGTCGCCGCACATTAGCCGGTGGTTGCCTAGCTGGTAAATGTCGCCCAGCTTAGTTTTTGGCTCTTCCGGCACATCAGGCACGGCATCTTCATCAGTTAAGCCCTGCACTATTTCCGGCTCAAGCAATGCGTTTAATTCTTTTGGGTCAAACCCCAGCAGTTCTAGCGCAAAGCCGTCTGCCAGCAAGTCGTTTAACTCAATGGTAAGCATCTCATTGTCCCAACCTGCGTTCAGCGCCAGGCGGTTGTCGGCAATGATGTAAGCCCGCTTTTGCGTCTCAGTCAAGTCTGCCAGTTCAATGGTGGGCACTTCCTTGTAACCCAGCTTACGCGCCGCCATGAGCCGCCCGTGGCCCGCAATGATGCCGTTATCCCCGTCCACCAAAATAGGGTTTGTCCAGCCAAATTCCTTAATGCTTGCCGCGATTTGCGCTACTTGTGCGTCCGAATGGGTGCGGCTGTTCTTTACATAAGGAATAAGGCTGTCAACCTTTTTTTGCGTGATTTTCAATTGCTTATTTCTTTCATGTTGATCAATCCGTTCAAAAGACGGCTTTTGGTATTAAGCCAAGGTTTACTGTAATCACAATCGGCGTAGTGGTCAAATTCCGGTATGCCCAGCGTGTAGTGTGCAATCTTTGTTCGCAAATGGTCGTGTTCACCTACCAGCACGTTCCATTCCCTTGGCAATTCGCCAATCAATGAGTCGGGCAGCCATTGAAATCGGTGCAGTTCTTCGCCTGTGGATTCTTCAATGAATTCGGGTGTCAGCACCCTGTTACGGCTATGTTCGCAGTTCCACAACACCACGCTTGACCAGTTTTTCCTTGGGTAGTCGCCATTTCGGGCTTCCATTGGTGTGCCGATGTACTTTCTTGGGTGTTTGGTCTGATAGTCATGTTTGACCACTTGGACGGCATAGCGCGGGTCAAACAAGCTTTCTAGGTCTTCAATGTCTGCCAGCATGAGCATATCGCTGCCATCCAAAAATATGGCTTTGCCTTGGTATCCGCACAGAAATGGGACTAGAAACCGCTGATAAGTGAATGCGTTTGTGCCATCCCGCTGCTTGCCGGATAGGGGCGTAATGCTGACCAGCCTCTTGGTGCGCTCTATGACCGATTGGCAGAATACATGGTATCCCACGGCTTCCCGCGGGTCGTATCCTGCAAATATGCGGATCATTTGAGGGTTAGCTTGTAAATCGTAGAGTCCACCAGCGCGGCAATTTCGTCCACGATGTTTTGCAATTGGCTGTCATCCGGCAGGGCCACGCGATTCTTCTCAATAAACGCCTTCATGCTTGCCATGTACTTTTGCGGGTCTTTGGCGTTGTGGAAGTTCTCGGGATAATCTTTGATTTTTTCATACCCGCCGTTGTATGCCTCGGCAAACTGGTCGGTCAGTTCAATGATTTCGGTGTAGTACGCGCCCAATGCCATATGCACCGCAAAACTGTCGGTTGCCAAATGCATGAAATGGGTGACCGTGCCGCTGTGCAGCATGGTCGAAATGAAATCCGCAACATTCTTTTTCATAGCGCCACCTCTAAAGCCCCATTGTAAGGCAATGGTACGTCTTTAGGCCACCGCCCTGAGCTGGTTAATGCGTCCACCGTTTTTTGGTGCGCCTGATTCCATAGCTGCTGGCGCTCATTTTTGTCCAAATTTGCGCCTTGGTCAATCTCAAAATGGCAATGTAAGCACAGCGCAGCCACCAAATTATCGTCTGCTTTGATGCTCCGACCCTTGCCGCCGCCCCAATTTGTGTGTGCGGCCTGCACCATGTTGCCCGATCCGCAATGTTGACAATCAAGGCTTGCCACTAATTTCAGCAGTTTTTTGCTTCTGACGTATTCGTGTTTTTTCAGCAATTACAGTCTCCAAGGTTGTAAATCGGTGCATATTGGCGCACTCAATCCTGCGGCGGCGGGCGTTGCCAGCTTCCAATCGCGTCTCTTTCACGATTGTCCATGACCCGCACTCAGGACATCTAATCATCGACAAAAGCGCGAAATTTCACGCCTTGTTGTGTGCCAAAGGCTGTGGATAACTCTATTAGTTCGGTCATTTCGGGCACGGTCATTTTGCTAGTACGCGCACCAATCACGACAAAACCGCCTTCAATGCCAGGCACAACCTTTTGTTTTTTAAGCGCGGCGGTCAAAACATCTTTCCATTCATCTTTTGTCAGCTTAACACCGTACCACACCACTTGCTGGGCTATATCTTCAAGGTTTGCCCACATCATGCGGTTTTGGTTAAGGCTTCGCATCTAAGCCCCTAATCATGTCTAAAGCCGCCTGTGGGCTGTCAACCCTGCACAGCGTACCACCGGCCCAATTTTGAAAAAAGTCGGCTTGTAGGCCCGTTAAACGCTTTTTAGAGGTGGTTTTGACTTCCATCAAGAAAGTGTGCCCTTTGTATCCAACCAAAATGTCAACCGGCAAACCAATAATCCACACATAAGCGCCTTCTGCCCGCAGCGCGGCAACAATGGCCTGTTGATTTGCGTCAACCCTTGCGGCGTGTCTCATGCTTTTTCTTTCACCTTTGCAATCAGTTCGGCAATCCTAGCCTTGTTCTTTGCCCGTTGCTCTGCGGTCAGTTCGTTGCCCAACCGTAGCACCGGCGGCTCAACATAGCTTCGGCGCAACAAATTAATCCATTGCGGCAGGGTAGGCGGGTCTTCCGGCAAGTTCTCCAATGCCCGCTTTATCGTTGCCGCGCTGAAACCCGCCATCTTGTCAGCCCAATGATTCATGGCATTCATCACACCGGCATCCGACCCGTCCGGCAGCGTCTGACCGGTCTTCCACATATTCATAAACCGAGTCCCGTAATGGCCTTGCAGCGCCGCAAACAAACGCTGAATCCAGCCGTCAGGTAATTTTGAGGACATTGAAGTTCCTTTCGTCACCAAAAATGGCCCTGGCTGCGCCCATGTTCTTGTCTTGATGGACATGAGACTGCATCCATTCGGCCTTAAAGCCCGTCCAGCCCCGTTCACAGCACGTTTCGAGGGCGGTCTGTAGGCTGACCCTTGCTTTGTCCGCTTCGCGCTGTATGCCGTCAATGGCTGTTTGGGTGACCGCCGCCTTTTTTGCTTTTCTTAATTTCAACCAATCCTGCCAAACCATCACCGTCACGCCCTCGGGCGGGGCGACTGTATTCTTCTTGGGTAATGTGTCTTGTGTCTTGTGTAATGTGTCTTGTGTAGCATTGCTATCGGATTGCGTTCGCTTTGCGTTCGCATCCCATCTTGCCTTTGCACTAGCACGGGCCTTGCTGCTTTTCTCGCCAACCCTGTCCATTTCCAACAAAACGCGACTAGAAATCCACCCGCTTTCGGTCTTTTTGAAATACTCTCGCAATACAACCGCAATGCAATCGCTATGCGTTCGCATCCTAACCAATCGGGCAATTTCTTCAGAATCTATAGGCAACGGTTTTTCGTGGAGATAGCACCAATCAAGCATTCGGCGGTAAGCCAAATCTTCTAGGTCTGTGAGGTGAGCCGTATGGCTCTGATAGTCACCAATGTTGAATTGGTAGTAATGCATTGTCTAACCTTTATCACGGTTGTTATCACAAAAAGAAGCTCCGGCAGGACGGTGATAAGTCGTCTTTTCCCCCGCTAAAGGTAGCCGTGCCCAAATCCTAAATCAAAACCACTCAGGGCGCAAGTCTTTCGCCTGCCACAACCGCGCCTTGGGCACAACCTTCCATTGGCTAATAGCTGCCAGGCTGATGCCCAACAGTTCAGCCAGCGCCTTGCGTGAGCCTGCTTTGTCAATAAGTTCCTGTTTGGTCATCTTGCGATTGTAAGCTAACTTACTGGCATAAAACATAGGGTTTGCCCTAATGAATTTCGCAATGTAAGTTGGCTTACTAGTTGTTAAGCTGGCTTACAATACACCTAACCCGCAACAATCCGTAGCGGTCTTTTTAGGAAATCAAAATGCAAACAGGAACATCATATTGGGCTATTCAAATCAACTCGTATAAGTTGGAACAGCAAAAAATGCCTAAACCAGAATACTTCAAGCTAGTAAAGCAATTGCAATTTGACCTTAAACATTACGCCAAGGATAGGCTGAAATTTAAGACAGAAGCAGAAGCCATTGAAGTGTTTGGTAAGTTGCCTAAATTTATTCAAGATGCCGCACGAATTTCTGAGTTAACTCCGGTCTACGGGATTCTTTAATCAATGATGGGGCTTTGTCCCCATTGTTTTTATTAATTTCTAAGGAAAATCAAATGACACACGAAACTTGGGACAACATCATTACAACGGCATCCATTGCCATTATTAGCTACACCATTGGCTACTTTGTTGGTGGTGGCGTATGACCCTAACCAAATACACATATGAGAACGCAGAGTTTGAAATTGCCTATGACGTTATCAAATGTGATGACCCTAGAAAAAAATGGGTCAGCATTTGGTCAATCACGCATAACGGTGTTGAATTCTTTGACATTTTGGGTAAAGACTTGATCAAGCATTTGGAAGAGCAACTTGACAAAACACTGGAGAACTAAATGGCTATTGTTAACAGCACACACGAAGTTGAGTGGGACAGGATGGGCAACGGCGAATTTGCCAAGCTGCTTGTTGAATACGAATGGAACACCGAAACCGATTCACTGGTGATCTGTTCTGTGGTCTATGAGGGCTTGGAATGGATCGACTATCTCAATGCAGCAACCCGCAATTACTTGCGCCAGTACATGAAAGAAAGGCTTGAAAAATGAATTCCGCTGAAATTATCAAAAATTGTGAAGACCGCGCCAATGCTTACAGCACCGACCGTTGCGATCGGCTGGCTTACGAAGTCGGTTGCCTGCGGGCGCAAGTGCGGCATCTCTGCCAAGAAATGGAATACGCTGTGGAAGAAATTGGCAACATTGAAAAGATGCTGATGGGAGAACGCGCATGAAATACTTACTATGCCTAGCGTTGGTAGGCTGCGCCAGCGAACCGCCCATGACCGAACAGCAATTGGTAATGGACAAGAAAATTCAATCAATGGGCCGGTCTGAGGTCATTGATGCTGTCAAACAATGTGAGACATCCGGCTTGCGGGCAATCACGGTATTTGGCAAGCGAAAAATAAATGGCTACACCGCCGAAACCATTGTCGATGTAACGTGTGGCCCGAGGTACTACTGATGCAAACCGATTTTGACCAACCCCTTGAAGATTACGAATGCCCCGAATGCGGCAGAGATTGCGGAGATTTAGGCAGACACGCCTTTGACGATGTGACCGTTATTTGGTACTTTACTTGTGAACATTGTGGAATTGATTTTGGAGGTGACCTATGAAAAATATTGCATCAGCTTTGGTACGCGCCCAGCGTGGATTTGCTCCGGCGTTAAAAACGTCCACAAACCCGCATTTCCGGTCTAAGTACGTTGACCTTGCCGGTTGCATTGAAGCCGTTGTAGATGCCTTAAATGCCGCAGGAATAGCCCTTATCCAGCGCACATCTGAGGACAGCACCGGCGTTACCGTGGAAACGGTGTTTGTGCATGAATCAGGCGAAATGATGGAATGCGGCAAACTGCACGTTCCTGCCAGCAAACAAGACGCGCAGGGCTACGGCTCGGCATTGACTTACGCCAGGCGCTACAGCCTCATGGCGGCGGCTGGCATAGCGCCCGAAGATGATGATGGCAATGCGGCATCTAGAACGCTAACTCCAAAAGTGTCAGCGACCAAGACTGACCTTGTGCCGCCTAACCGCATGGCAATTGTTGCAGACGTTGCAGCAGCCATTGATGAGCGCATGAGCGCCAATGACCTAATCGGTGCGTTTGAAGAATATTTATGCATAACCGATGTGGAAGAAAAAACAGCTTTGTGGGGAATGCTTGACAGCAAAACCCGCAGCAGCATTAAAAAACACGCCGAATCACTAAAAGGGTAATCATGTCAAAAACCAAAATGGAAGTCACTTGTATCGTCGGCAGTTACACCAATGCCGATGGTCAACAGAAAAACCGCTACCAGCGCATTGGGTCAATCATCCAAACGCATAAGGGCGAAATGCTCAAGCTGGATGTGATCCCATTGAAAGATGGCGGTTGGGACGGCTGGGCATTTTTGAATGAGCCACGCCCACGCGAGGACAAGTATCAAGGTTTGCCAAAGGACAACGACGATGACTCAGACATTCCGTTCTAGAAACACCGATCCGATAACAAGCCACATGGCGGCGGCGCAAGCCGATGACCTTGCCAAAGATCACGCCATCATCATTGTTGATTGCTTGCAAAAATACGGGGCACTTGGCAAGGACGGCATCATGCTGCTGTGCAAGCTGGACAAGAATCAGATTAGCCGCCGGTTGCCCGAACTAGAGCGCCAGGGGCTGATTAAACAAACGGGCCAGTTGGTCAAATCAACATCAAACCGGCTTGAACGTGAATGGGCATTCCAACCACAACAAAGGTCATTGATATGAGATTTATAGAAACCATCTTTGCCTTGATTGGCGTGTGTGCAACCGTTACGGTAGTGTTTTTCTACATTGGTTACACCATCTACAACCCGCCGTGCAACAGCCCGCTGGCGGTCTTTGCGAGGGCTTGCAAATGAACGACGATGATGATTTTTTTATTGACGCGCTGAAAACCTTGCTTGGGGTTGTTTTTGTGGTGCTAATTGCGGTCACCGTTGGCCTTGTTGTGTGGGAGTTGATGGCATGATTCAAGTTATTTTTGTCCCCATCTTGTTTGTCTGCATGAACGGTAATTGCGAATTTATGCAAGCGCAAAACTGGTACAAATCCGAACAGCAATGCCGTGTTGCGGTAGATGCTCAAAAAGAAAATTTGCAAAGGATGGCGCTCAAAGGCAACAGCATGATCACGTTGCTTGAGGGCACTTGCATTGTTTTAAAGAATGGAATGCTATGACCGGATTTGATTCAAAACGTAGCGCGTCTTTTGACAAAGATGCGTTGTTTCAAAAATTTGAATTGGCACAGTCAACGCAGGAGCCGATAGCCCGTGTAACTGGAATGTCTTTTGGTAGGTTTATTGTTGAACCTTTAAATCCCGCAATGGTTTTGCCCATTGGTATGGCCCTTTATTCTTCACCACAGGAAAACACGTGAGTTACATTGTTGCGGCATTGCCGCCATTAAAATGCTTTGTGCGGCGTGAGTTTTTGTATAACTTCACCAAGGGCCACGGCGAACTAGAGCCAGCGATTTGGGTCAGCATCAAAGCCTTGCGCGGGCAAGTGTTTCGCATTGAATCGCTGTTGCCAGCTTACGGTGCGTTGTACGACAAGCTGCCAATCCATGCCTATGTGTGGAAAACAGATCACGGCAATTTGCCCATTGATTTCCTACAGCTATGGGATTGCATGGGCTACCGTTTCACGGTTGTGGAAAAGATTGCCTTGCGTAATCTAGGCGTGAAATTCCTTGGCAAAGACAAGCAATGGCATCACGGTCATTACTTGTTTACCGTGGATTTTTGCGCTGACGGGCAAGACCTAGATACCGGCTTTACTGAACAGGCAGAAGAACACAAATCGTTCAATTTCATGCGCCTTGAAAACGGGCAATTTGCTTGTCAGCCAAACAACCGGTGTTTGTGGTATGACCAAAGCCTTGTGCCCACAGAAACAAAGTTTCCTGACTTCCAGGCCGCACAAACTTTTTGGTCGGTCGATGGCACACGCAAATGGTCAGCAGGCGACGATTGGTTTTACGACATCAAAGAAAAAACAAATTAAGCCAGCATGGAATCCGCGCCTGATTTAACGTGATCCACTCGGGCCAACCAGCCTTTGAGAAATTTCTGCTGGCTCGGGTTGTTGATTGCAAGACCTTTGTAAAAGCCTTGCTTTTGTTCAGCAAAATTAGCAAGTAGCCTTTGTTTGTTGGTGACGGCAACTTTGCCCAATGTGCCGCTACCAATTACGCCGTCATCCACCGCCCCTACAGCCCGCTGGAGGAATTTGGCGGCTCGGCTGACCCCTGCGTTCACCGCAAAGTCAAAAACGCTGTAATCGACCGCTAGAGGCAGATCGTCGCCCTTTACCTTGTCCCAATACATGGCGCGGTAAAACGGTTTGACGGTTTCCTTTGTCAGCGCCTTCATTTCGCCTGGTTTAATTTCGCGCCCAAGGTATTCACCCCATGCGCCAATGGTTACGCCAAAGTTGGTTTCGCCGCCACGGTCATCAGGGTCGTTGACATAGCCGCCTTCAGCCTTGATGACGCGCTCAAACGATGCATCAAAATTTTCTTTCATTTGGCAGCAACCCCGTTGATTTTTTCAGCAGTTCGAAGACCGCCAAGGCCAAGCATTCCAAGCAAAAGCGGCATGATTGTTCCGGTGTCCATTACGGGAAATTTGACCGGATGCCCGTAAAGCATTGAACCCCATTCAGCCAATGGGCCAATAACAAACTGCACGGCAAAGCCTGCACCACAGACCCAGCCAATGCCTGGTCGCCAGCCGCTGACAAACACCGATGGATTTGCAGCCTCTACCTTGTTGATGTCAAGTTGGCCCGCAATCATTGCCAATTCTCCGGATTGCTGTAGCTTAAAAAGTTCCAATTTGGCGGCAGCGGCTTGTGCAGGATCAGGCCACAGCCGATCCATGACTTTGCCACCAATGTCAAGAAGTGCGGATACGGGATCAAGTGCCATTTGTTTCTCCTACTTTGATTTCGTCCATGTGGCTACCGACCTTTAGGCCAGACAACCAGCCAATAAGTCCACCGACAATGGTTTGAAAAGCAGGGCCAATGATTTCAAAAATCTTGGTGTTGTCCACTTCCTTGACAAACAGCCCGTGGACTAGCGCACCAATAAGAACAACAACCACAGAGCAAAGGGTTGCGGTCACCATCATGGTCACCCAATAAATCAACCGGTCTTTAGC